AGAAATGCAAGACAGCAGTCTAATGATGCAGCACAGCCGAACAGTGACGGCATCATTGCAGATAGGGGGACAATGAGATGATCCAAGTAACATACCACAGACTCTACAACCGAGTGACAGTAGTAGGTCACGCAGGCAGCGGTCCTGAAGGCCACGATCTTGTATGCTCTGCCGTATCCGCTTTGGCGCTGACTCTTGCTGGCAATGTGTCCTATATGGAGTCACAGGAAGCGGTACGGAATGTAACCATCAAATTGGATGCAGGCGATGCCGAGATCCAATGCACAGCCTACAGAAGATACAAGGACTCTGTGGAGCAAATTTACAGAGCAATCTGTGTTGGTTTTGAACTGTTGGCGACCAAATATCCTGACAACATTTCCTACACAGTGCTGGGATAGAGAAACGCACCTATAAAGGTTTATTATGACCACAAGGTGTTCAACTTCCATACACCAATCCTTCCTTTCCGCCTGCCGGGGGGCATCTATAATACCCCGGCTCTCCCACGCCACAGTAGCTCAATCGGTAGAGCAACTGATTTGTAATCAGTGGGTTGCGAGTTCAAGTCTCGCCTGTTGCTCCACTCACCTCGCAATAAAAGATGGGCCAAGACGGATGTACTGGTACTACTGCCCCCGGAATCCGTGCAGGTGAAAATCCTGCATTACTTTATTATCAGATCTCGTTGCCACGAGGTTGATATATATGGGATTCGTCCACCCAGACGGACAGATTACATCGGAGGATTTACTCATGGCAAAGAATAAATGGTTCTGGCTTCAGCTGTTCGCAGGTGAAGGAGCAGGCGCAGGCAATAGTGCCGGTGCAGGCGCTTCCGGTGGCGAAGGTGGAGACGGTGCCGTATCGGGCGGTAACAGTGCTGACGCCGGGCACCAGAGGCTGTTGGAATTGGGTGTTCCGGCAGACAAGATCAGAAGAAATCGGGCGTATAAGCTGGATGCATCTACACCGAAACCTGCTGAAGCTGAGCAGGTCAAGGAGACGGAGCAAAAGCCGGAGCAGGCCGCCGCTGCAGAGAACCCCACGGAAGAGAATACCGACCCTGCCACCCCTGCTCGCATGAGTTGGGACGAAATCATGGCAGACCCGGAGTACAACAAGCAGATGCAGGCTACCATCAAGGCAAGACTCAAGACCGCAGGCGCTGCGGCTGATGCCCTGGCTAAAATGGCACCAGCACTGGAAGTGCTTGCTCGTAAGCATGGCCAAGATCCGGCAAACCCGGATTATGAGGCACTCGCAAAGGCGATCAATGACGATGATGCGTACTATGAGGACAAGGCCCTTGAGATGGGCGTCTCCGTAGAAACTGCAAAGCGCATGGATCAGCAGGAGCGTGATACGGCAAGACAGAAGAGAGAGGAAGCCATTACCCTGGAACAGCAGAGAATCCAAAATCATTTCATGAATTTGGAGCAGCAGGGTGAAGCCCTGAAGAAGGTGTTCCCCGGCTTCAATCTTCGTACTGAGTTGCAGAACCCGGTGTTTGCGAGAATGGTTGCTCCCGGCGTAGGTATCATGAGCGTCGAAGATGCCTACAAGGCCGTGCACCGCAAGGAGATTGAGGCAGCTCAATCGCAGGTGATAGCGCAGAAGACTACTCAGATGATCTCCAATGCGATTCAGGCAGGATCTCGACGCCCCGATGAAAACGGTACATCCGGTCAATCTGCTTCCGTGACTACATTCGACTATTCAAAGGCCTCTAAGGAACAGCGAGAAGCTCTCAAGCGAGAGATCTATGCTGCCCGGGCCAGAGGAGAAAAACTGTATCCCGGAAGATAAGGAACACATTTTCTCCTCACCACGTTTACGGAAAAGGAGAAATTATCATGAAGAAGTTTATCGAAATCATCACCAAGTTCCATCTGCAGATGTTTGCTGATGCGGGCACTGTGGTCATGACCACTACCGGTACCGCTAACGCCTATACTGGCGAAGTGGCCACGACATCTGCAATGTCTCCGACCCTGAAGACATTCTATGACACCGAGCTTCTGGAGAACGCCCGTGTAGAACTGTTCTATGCCCAGTTCGCACAGAAGCAGCACCTGCCCAAGGGCCGCGGTAAGACCGTGGAATGGCGCAAATGGAATACCTTCGCCAAGGCTGACAAGCTGGTTGAAGGTGTGATCCCCAACGGCCAGACCTTCGGCCAGAGTTCTATCTCTGACAGCATTGAGCAGTACGGTACCTATGCCACCGTTTCCGATCAGCTGGATCTGCACGCCTATGACCCTGTCATCCTGGGTGCTACCGAGGAGATGGGTGCTTCCATGGCTGAGACTCAGGAGACCCTGATCCGCAACGCCCTGCTGACCGGCACCAATGTTATGTACTGTGATAACGTCACCCTGGCCACCGGCGCCGTTGCCGGCACGCCCACCGCTCCCGGTGAGATGGAGGCCTCTGCAACTGTTATGTCCATCCTGACTCCCAAGATGGTCAACAAGGTAGTGACCTACTTCAAGAAGAACCGGGTGCCTCGCATCAACGGCAAGTATTACGCCGTCATCCATCCCTCCGTCGCAGAAGACCTGCGCAACAGCGATGCATGGATCGAGGTTCATAAGTATGCAGCCACCGGCGAGATCTTCAACGGCGAAATCGGCGAGCTGCACGGCATGCGGTTCATTGAGAACCCCTTTGCACCCGTGCTGGACGGTGAATATGCCAACAAGGCCGGCACCAAGACCTATGCTACCTACTGCTTCGGCAAGGATGCATTCGGCATCATCGATCCCGAGGGCGGCGCTGCCCGTATGATCGTGAAGAGTGCTGCCGAAGTTGGCGGTCCTCTGGAGCAGTTCAGCACCGTGGGCTACAAGCTGGAGACCAACGGCGCAAAGATGCTGTATGCTGAGCGCATGGTGCGACTGATGAGCTGCAGCTCTTACAGCGCAACTGATGACGCAACCGACAACGATTACGAATAATCCACTGTGGGGGCAAGGCGAAAGCCCTGCCCCCACCCATTTTTCAGGAGGTAAATTCAATGGATACCAATGAAAACAAGACACCGGCCCAGAACAAAGCAAAGACAACCAAGGTCGATGACCGCGAGGAAATCTTCGTTCCCAGAGAGTCTGGCAACACAGATCCCAATCTGGTTATCGTTCTCAATGGTAAGAACTATGTTCTGCCCAAGGGCAAGAAGAGCCTCGTTCCCAAGGCTGTGGCTGCGGAGTATGAGAGATCGAGGAGAGCACAGTACAAGGTGGACAACGCCATCTTCGATATGGTTGAGCAAGCAAAACAGCAGGCTCTGGCAGCCGGAATCAAGTAATAAGGGAGGCTCCAGAAGCCTCCCTTTTTCAGACAGGAGTGAAGTCTATGACAATTGCTGAAGCAATTTCCAAGGTCGATGCCTTGAAACCCAACACCTACACACCAGAGGACAAAATCGACTGGCTGTCCAGCCTGGATGCCAGGGTGAAGAGCCAGATCATCGATACCCATGAACACAGCGACCCCGTTTTTTTCTATGGCTACGATAACCTGATTGATCAGGATATGGAGCTTTTGGTCCCTGCTCCTTACGATGAGATGTATCTGCGCTGGCTGGAAGCAATGATCGACTACCACAACAGCGATGATGACCGCTACAACAATGCCATCAAGCTGTTCAACAATGCCTACGAAGGCTACAAGAAACACTACACACGCACCCATATGCCAAAGAGCGGTGGCAATCGGTTCATTTTCTGACAAGGAGGGATAAAGCATGGAGTATCCTACTCTCAATGTGAAGCAAAAGAGCAGACAGATGTCGGATGCCTTCCTTGGCTACAACCACAATCTGCGCATAGGCGACAGTGAGTTCTATGACATGAAGAACATGACCTCCGATTACTATCCTGTCCTCGCCCCCAGAAAGAAGCGGGGTGTCTACAAGGATGGTACCAACGCAACAGGCCTGATCGCCAAGGACAAGCTGTGCTATGTGGATGGGTCTGCTTTCGTCATAGGGGATGAGCGCATCGAGATGGAGCTTTCCGACAGTCCCAAGGATCTTATCTCCATGGGCGCGTATGTCATCATCATGCCGGACAGAAAGTACATCAACACCGTCAAGAATGGCACTGCGTACGAACAAGGGAGCATCGATGAGGAGCATACCACTACTGAGGATGTCTCCTTCACAATGTGTACTTTGACAGGCGATGCATACGAAGGTGTAACGGAGTCCGATAAGGCACCTGATAAGCCTGCCAATGGTGCGCTGTGGATCGATACATCCTCTACACCGCACACCCTCAAGAAGTATTCCGCAGCCAATGAGATGTGGGTGAGCATTGCTACCACCTATATTAAGGTGTCCTCCAAGGGCATTGGCAAGAACCTCAAGCAGTACGACGGGGTAAAGATATCTGGTATTACCGCAGAAGGAATCACTGACCTGAACAGCTCCCACGCCCTGTGGGGATGCAAGGATGACGAGATTATTATCATAGGCTTCCTGGATAAGGTTACCACCCAGACCGTGGCACAGGGCAAGATTACGATCTCCCGGAAGATGCCTATCATGGACTTCATTGTGGAGTCCAACAACCGCCTTTGGGGATGCCGATATGGTGCAGATGAAGATGGCAACATCGTCAATGAGATCTATTCCTGCAAACAGGGTGATTTTAAGAATTGGAACTGCTTCATGAATCTGTCCACGGACAGCTACAGAGTCTCCTGCGGTACTGACGGTCAGTTTACAGGGGCAATTACCTACCTTGGTTACCCTCTGTTCTTCAAGGAGAACTGCATCCACAAGGTGTATGGCGATTATCCTGCCAACTTCCGGGTTCAGGATACTGCCTGCCGTGGCGTGCAAAGAGGTAGCCACAGAAGCCTTGCCATCGTCAATGAGGCGGTATTTTATAAGTCCGGCAACGCCGTGTGTGCCTATGACGGTTCTCTGCCTGTGGAAATGTCCACTGCTCTTGGAGAGATCCACTATGGAGATGCGATTGCCGGTGCGCATGGCAATAAGTATTACATCGATATGAAGACCACTGACGGAACATACCATATGTTCATTTACGATACGGCAAAGGGCATGTGGCACAAGGAGGACAACCTCCATGTGGATTGCTTCTGTTCGTATATGAACGAGATGTACGGTATTGACAATGACACAAAGCATATCATCACCATGCTTGGCTCTGGAACAAAGGACATCAAGAGGGTGCCGTGGATGGTGGAAACCGGCCTTGTTGGTATGTCCATGCCGGATATGAAGTACATCTCAAAACTCCTGGTGCGAATGTCTCTGGAAGTTGGTGCAAAGGTAGAGATCAGCATCCAGTACGACTCCATGGGAGATTGGGAGCAGGTATGCCAGATGACAGCGACAAGTCTGCGCAGCTTTGCCGTTCCTGTTCGTCCGAGACGATGCGATCACTTCCGCATTCGAATCGAGGGTGAGGGAGAGGGCAGAATCTACTCCATCACCAAGACCATTGAGCAAGGAAGTGATGTTTCATGAGCGTAAACATTCGCTACCCGAATATCACTGCCCAATCTGAGAAGGAACAGATTACTCAGATCAAGAGCTATCTGCACCAGCTTGTGGAACAGCTCAACTACGCACTACCTACCATCGGCTCCGGGGATGGGTCAACACAGTCTGCAGACAAAAAGTCCACAGGCACCTATGAGGTGCAAGGTGGGGAAATGTCCTACTATGAGCTGAGATCCCTGATTATACAGGAGCTGCAAGAGGTGGAAACACTCTTTGATCAGCTTTCCCAGAAGATGGAGTCGGAGTATGTGAAGGACGAAGACGTGGATCAGATAGTCCGTGAGACTCTCGCACAGGCAAAAGATAGCGGAGAGTTCGATGGTAAGGACGGACAGGACGGTCAAGACGGAAAAACCCCTGAAAAGGGTGTCGATTATTTCACAGATGCAGAGGTCAGCTCGATAGCCGTAGAGGCGGCAGGTAAGATCTCATTTACTCTGGACCAAGACGGAAATCTTTACTACGAAGTGGAGGAACAACAATGAATAAATATACGGTGCAGAAGGGTGACACCTTGGCTGCTATCGGTAGAAAGTACGGCGTGTCTTACATGGATATCGCAAAGGAGAACAATATCTCCAACCCGGACCAGATCTATGAAGGACAGACTCTGCAAATCTCTATGCCGGCCAATACGGGTTCCAACACCAGCGGCCGCGCTGATACGGTCACGCCTGCTACCACCATCAACAAAGGGACAGCCCCTGCTGCAAAGCCTGTCACATCTCCTGGCGGCGTCACATATGGTGACTTTAGTTATGCAGATTTTAATCCTATGGATGATCCTGTTATCCAGCAGGCTTATGCAGCTCTGGAGCAACACAATGCAAACAAACCCGGTGCATGGGTAGATCCGTATCAAAGCCAGTACATGGGATTTCTGAATCAGTACGAGAACAGAGATCCGTTCTCCTATGATTTCAATTCCGATGCTTTGTATCAGCAGTACAAGGATAGCTATATCCAGCAGGGCCAGATGGCAATGATGGACACCATGGGGCAAGCTGCAGCCATGACAGGTGGCTATGGTAACTCCTATGCACAGACCGTTGGTCAGCAAGCATACAACCAGCAACTGGGCCAGCTGAACGATATTATGCCGGAGTTGTACGGCATGGCATATGACCGTTACCAGCAGGAGGGTCAGGAAATGCTCAATATGTACGACCGCTACAAAGGCCTTTCCGATCAGTCCTTCGACAGACACCAGGTTGAACAGGATAACTGGTACAGAGAGGATGCTCGCCTTACGGACAACTATAACACTCTCTATGATCGTGAACATGACGATTGGGAGCGTGGCTATAACACCGCTTTGGAGGAGTATCTCACTGGCAGAAATGAGAAGTTTACTGCCGACGAGAACGAGAAGAACCGGGTAGAAAGCAACAGAGCCAATGCAAAAAGCGACCTCATTAACCTGATCACTGCTACCGGCTACGAGCCTACAGACAGCGAGCTTGCCTCTGCCGGTATGACCAGGGAGCAGGCAAAAGGTTATGCGAAAGCCTACTCTGATAGCAAGACTGGTGGCACTAGTGACTACTCCGACCTGGACTATGATACACAGCAGAAATGGAGCAAAGAAGCTAATAAGGCAGGAAAAACCTGGAGTGGCCTTACAAGTGTTTGGAATCGGATGAAAATATCTGAGCATAACCCCATGTCCTCTGCGGAGTTCATTTTGGATTATGCACTTAATAATGGCATCACCCCCACAGCTGCCGACCTTGATTCATTTCAAACGAAATTGGAAAGAGAAGGTCTTACGAATGACGAAGCCGCTGCCTTCATTGGCGAATGGGCAATGGCATTTGGCCTCATAGGCCTGAAACAGCCTTCGCAAAATCCCACTACCACCGGTGGCGGTGGCGGTGGCCGCCATATGTGGGATCAGAAATAGCAAAAGGAGGGATAATGAATGGCAGAAAAGAAAAGTTGGCGTGACTATACTTCTGGTGGAACGGAAGCCAAGGAAGACAAAAGCGACAAGAAAACCAGCAGTTGGAGAGACTATGTTAATCCCACAGCAGTTGTTGGAAAGAGTGTAACTGAACAGTTGAACAACTGGCTCACAAACCACAACAGCTATATCTCCGAGTATCAGAAGCGGAGCGAAGGCAGAAAGTACACCTACGAGGATGCCTATGTAGGCGACTCTGCCGACTGGCTGAAGTCTGAAACAGAGCGAAGGAACGCCCTTAATAATGAGGCAAATTCCATTCTGTCATACCTTGACCAATATGGTGGGCATCTTGATCCAAAGATTTTGGAAGAAGTTCGTATGACCATCAACAGGGCGAAAGATACTCAGTATCAGATCCATACAATTGCTACCCAGGACAATGAGTGGTGGAACAGTTTCAACGACGAGGAACTGGTAAAAAAATACGGTTCTGCTGAGGGCGCGTATAATTATTACCAGCGAGCCGATGGATACAA